GCCTGCCTCGCCTGCCTGCCTGCCTCGCTGCCTGCCTGCCTCGCTGCCTGCCTGCCTCGCCGAATCACACGCGGTTTCGGAGTCACAATTCAAACAGCTAGTCAATGCCTGGATTCGGGATTCACAATTTAATTTCCTGTAGGTGCATCGCCGCGACAGTGACGCCAGATTGCAACGCGATCCCGCACAGCCACAACGGCGAGCAACAATCGTGCGCCTGGCGGCATGTTTGCGCAATAAGATTTCTTGTGTTATTTTGGCAACTAATTGTGATAAAAATAATACATCGGTTGACGCATATTCGCAGCAAACCGATGCGCAAGATTATTGCAAGATAATGCACATTTGCGCAATATTCTTGCGCCTGGCTCCCGTATTTTGAAATATTATTGCGCAATTTGGGTCCTTGTCCCGCCCCACACGGCATGCGGTGCCGCCGCCTCCCATTATATACCTAGATGCGACTTGGATCAGCCCCATAAATGGGCGGCATTCCCATGTCAACCCATGTGATCCCAATTGGGCGTTGATTATTCTGTCTCCAATGCACACTTGACCAGCATGGCAAGCAAGAAAAATACACCAAAGAGACTGAACCTGACGCAGATGGCAGACATGCTCGGCATCGCCAAGCCTGTGCTGCTAGAGCAGGAGCGGCGCGGCGCTTTCGAGCGCGGCCCGGACCGCAAGTTTGACGTGGCCGAAGTTCTGGCCTACCGCGCAGCGATGGACCCGCGTTTCGTGGCTGGCGGTGACGTCGCCAGGGCAAAGGCCGGCAAGGCCCCTCAGATCGCGCCTGACGCCGCCGTCCAGCCCGGCGCCGACGCCGATGCGAATATGTCGCTCCCCGAGGCCAAGCGCCGCGAGGCTCGGTGGAAGGCCGAGCGGGCTGAGTTGATTTACAAGAAGGAAGCCGGTGAGCTGATTTCACGCGAGGAAGTCGAGTCCTCGATCGAGGTTATTGCGACTACGGTGCAAATGCGGATCAAGAACCTTGCCCCAAAGCTGCGCCCTCACATGAGCGATGCTGGGCGCACGATCCTGGACAAAGAGCTTGATGCGGTGCTGCGTGAAATGGGCAGCGACATTCAAAAAATGGTCGAGAAAAATGGCGATTGATGCTCAGATCGCGGATGCGTTTGCCCGAGGGATAACCCCGCCTGAGATTCAGTCAATCGTGGATTGGGCGGAAAGCAATTACTACCTACCCCCCGAGTCCGCGGCGGAGCCTGGATTGATTTCGTTTGACCGAACGCCATACGCCAAGGGCATACTTTCCGTTCTTGATGGCGACGAGCCGGGTATTGACGAGGTTGCCTTGATGATGGCGGCGCAGCTCGCAAAAACAACGATCCTGCTTTCATTTCTTGGCAAGGTGTGCGCAACACCTGGCGAGGGCGCGCCGATCCTGTTTATGCTGCCGTCGGTCGAGGTTGCAGAAATGATTTCAAAAGAGCGGTTCACTCCGATGATCCAGGTGTGCCCTGCCCTGCAACGCGCCCTGATTGACAACCGCCGCAACGCCACCGGCCAGACAGTGCTGCAAAAGCGGTTCACTAATGGAACGATTGTCAATTTCGTTTCGGCAAGTGTGAGCAACTCGGTGGCATCGCGCCCGGTAAAATACCTGCTTGCAGATGAAATATCGCGGTTCAGCGCCACGGCAGGCAAGGACGGCAACCCGCTTTCGCTCGGCATGAAGCGCCTCAGCACATTCAAGGGCAACGGGGCGCTCGCGGTGGTGACTAGCACGCCGCTTCTATCCGGCATCTGTGAGATGGAGCGCCACTGGCTAGGTTCTGACCAGAGAAAATATTTTGTCCCCTGCCCGCATTGTCAGTTTACTCAAACCCTTGAGTTTGAGCGGATCACATGGACGGACGACGACTGGACAACGGCCAGCTACGCTTGCCCTGAGTGCGGTGTGTGCTGGACCGAGGCCGACCGGCTTGAGGCGATCGCTAACGGTGAGTGGATCAAGACCAGGCCAGAGGTTAGGGACGTTGCTGGGTTCCACCTAAGCGGCCTGTATTCCCCCTGGGTGGGCAGCTGGACCAATGCGGCGCGGGAATACATCACCAGCCGCGGCGATCCGATGCTTGAGCAGGTGTTTACAAACACCTTCCTCGGCCTGCCGCACAAGTCAGCCGATCTTGAGACGACGGAGCAAGACGTTATTGACAGGATGGAGGCCATTTCGCTCGATCCTGTGCCAGCCGACGTGCTTGCCCTGACCAGCGGTTGCGACGTCCAGCGCGACCGGATTGAAGTGTTGACTGTCGGATGGTCGGAGCGTCAGGCGTATGTCTTGGATCATACCGTGATACACGGCGACACGTCGGGCGCAGATGTGTGGAATGAGCTTCACGAATTTCTTTCGGTAAGCTACCAGCACGAGCTGGGGAACGAGATTAGCCGCGACTGCTCAGGCATTGATAGCGGCTACCTGACGCAAACAGTAATGGACTTTGTGACGGCGCACCCAGGCGGAGGATACTACGCCCTAAAGGGGGTTGCCGGTGAGCGGCTTATCATCGACAAATCGAAGCAGAAGCGCAAGAACGGTGAGCAGCTATGGATTGTGGGCGTTGACGACGCCAAGACGCAACTTATGGAGCGGCTAAAGATACAGGGCCGTGACCAGCACGGCTATATTCACATCGCGGACATGGGGCTAAACAAGGCGGAGTTCGCCAAGCAAATGCTGTCCGAGTATCGTGACGTAACATTCACCGCTGGCCGGCCCGTGATGAAGTGGATTCGCAAGAAGGGGACGGACGCCGAAGTTCTTGACACGATGGTTTACGCCCTCGCTATGCGCACGCTGCTAAAGCCCAATTGGGATCGCCGCGCCGCTGAGCTGACCAGGATCAAAACGCCCGAGCAAAAAGCCGAGACAGAAGTCGATTGGGGCGCGGCTGCGAGTTCGTTTGGTTGAAGCCTTGCCATTATGGCACACCCCACCTAAATTAGTGGCACGGGCAACGAGAAAGCCAAGGTGACATGACACTAAAAATAGGCACAGGGCTAGGATTGCTCGACACAACAAGGCCGGAGCAAAGCGCGTCCTACGAGTCCGGCTCGCCTCCCGCGTCGGGATCGCCAAGCATTGACCTCGATTGCTGGCGCCCAGCGCCGCGGTCAGCGGACGCGGACATACTTCCGAGCCGCACCACGATTGACGGTCGGATTCTCGACCTGTCTCAAAATGATGGCTACATTTCAGGAGCAATCGACCTAATTGCCGCCAACATGGTCGGCAGCGGCATGCGCCTTTCCCTTCACATTGACGCGCAGTCGATCGGTCAGACAGACGATTGGGCAACGCAGTTTGGCGATGAAATTGAGGCGTCCTTCCGGCGCTGGGCCTGGTCGGCCCGCAACCGCGTCGATATTACCCGCCGATCCAACTGGCTCGCGATGCAATACCAGGCTGCGCGGAGCCTTCTAATCCACGGTGAGTTTTTCGGACTCCTGGAATCGCACCGCCTCCCGTCTGGCGGCTACCGAACGGCGGTCAGGTTGATCGATCCTGAGCGCGTCAGCACCCCCCACAATACGTCTGACACGAACATCGCCCAGCTCGACATTCGCAACGGCATAGAGTATGACTCTGCCGGCAGGGTTGTCGCATACTGGATTTCAAACCGCCACCCTCGGGCCTATATTGCGCCTATGAACAGATACCCGCGCCTGTCTTGGCAGAGGGTGCCGGCTTTCAAGCGCACATTCAACGGGCGCGCGCGGCAAATTGTGTTCCACGGCTACGAAAAATCACGACCTGAGCAGTCGCGCGGCGTGAGCATCTTTGCCCCGGCGATCAAGAGCATGAAAATGCTCGATCAGTTTTCTGATGCACAGCTGCGGCAGGCGATGATACAGACGCTTTATGGCATCATTGTTAAATCTGCTGCCGATTTCGACAAGATCATGGCTGTCGTTGGGGCTGAAAAGCAAGAGATAGGCGGCCTGGACGCTCTGCAACAGTATATTACCCAGCGCGGCAAATATTACTCCAACATGACCATCAAGACTGGCGACGGATCGCAGAAGATTACGCACCTGCTGCCCGGCGAGGACTTGGAGTTCAAGGCCAACTCGTCTGTCAACGGCGGCAAGGATGTTGCAGCCTTCATGGATGCAATGCGGCAGGAGTCCGCCCGCACGTCGGGGCTGAGCCTCGAAAGTTTCTCGGGTGACTTTTCCAAGACAAACTATAGCTCCAACCGCATGTCGAACATCCTGACCAACAGGGTGACTGCTGTTCGCCGGGACACGACAATCGTGCCTTTCTGCCAGTGGGTGTTTGATGCTTGGTTCGAGGAACACCTTGTCCGCGGAAAGTCTGTTTTGCCGAAAGGTGTGGATTTCTACAAGGACCGTGATGCGCTGACGCGCTCGGACTGGAACGGGCCGGTTATGCCCGACGCCGACCCGCAAAAGAGCGCCAAAGCGGCTCAGATGCGGATTGAGGCCGGGCTGACAACCATGACCTATGAGGCCAAGCAGCTCGGGCTTGACTATGACGATATGATGGCCGAGCGCGCGCGCGAGCTACGAACAAAAGAACGGCTGGGCCTGTTTGAACTTGAGGCGCGAGAAGCGGCATCGAAGTCGCCGCCCTCCAAGCCCAGCGCGCAATCAAGCAACAACGTGAATCAAGGTGGTCAAAATGTCGGGGGTTAAAGCTCTTTCTGGCAACTGCGCAGCTGTCGGGCAGCCGGGAACGTGTGAGGCGCAGCTTCAATCGCTATACGCCGCCTACATCGGGCTAATATCCGGGCAGGCCGTCGTTAAGGCCCAAGCTGCCGACTTTCGGATGATGGAATATTCCCAGGGGAATCTTCCCGCGCTAATATCGCACTACAACACGCTTTGGGATTCCTGCGGCGGCAATACAACCCTACCCCGGCTTTCTGCTCCGGGCGCCAACATGACGCAACGCGGCGGCCCCACCAGATTTGAGTGCTAGACACCCTTGCATGGTGGCGTTTCTGCCACTATCTGTTCCATGATGGCAAATTGAAAGCGCAAAATGCTCAAAAATATCGCTGATATGGTTCTGAACACGCCTCTGCTGGTCACTCCGGCATATGCGCAGACGATTCTTGCGGTCCTGGGTGAGCGCATTGGGGTTGATGCCTCTGGCCTTGAAATATCTGGCAGCAGGGCGGATGGCGACGACCCGAGACTCGATGGCGGCGTCATGGTGATACCGATTATCGGCTCCATGTCGCACCGCCCTCTTGCCCTGAGCGCCATGAGCGGCATGACAAGCTACGTTGAGCTTCAACGTATTGTCGAGGGCGCTCTTGAGGACTCGAGCGTGCAGTCTATCGTGTTCGACATTGCCAGCCCTGGGGGTGCCGTCGCCGGCGCGTTTGATTTTCGCGACTATTTAATGTCCGTCCGCGGCAAGAAGCCTATGGTTTCCATCGCCCGCGACTCGATGGCTTCCGCCGCGTATCTGATTGGCAGCGCCACTGACAAGGTGTTCGTAACCCAAACCGGCATGGTCGGCTCGATCGGGGTTGTCGCGGCACACATTGACAAGTCTGAACAGTTGAAAAACGAGGGCGTCAAGCCGACGTTCATCTATGCTGGATCGCACAAAATTGACGGCACCAGCGCCATGCCCCTACCGGCAAGCGTCAAGAAAGAGTTTCAGGCCGACGTGGACGCCACCTATGACCTGTTTGTCGGCGCGGTGGCCGAGGCAAGAGGCATTGATGCTGCTGACGTAAGGGCGACCGAGGCCCGGACCTTTGTCGGGCAAGACGGTGTTGACGCAGGGCTTGCGGACGCCGTGACCACCTTTGACGCCGTGGTTGGGAGTCTGCGTGACGACCGACGTGGCGTCTTTCCATCTGCTGCAACAAAAGGAATTACCAGCATGAATGAAGATGAACTGCGCGCCGAGGGTGCTGCCGCTGAGCGTGGCCGCATCAAGGCGATTATCAGCGGCACCGCGGCGGAAGGCCGGTCGCAACTGGCGAGTCACCTGGCTTTCTCGACCGACATGAGCGCCGAGGCCGCCATTGGCATCCTTGAAAACTCGCCGTGCGAGGCTGTCGCAAACGCCCAGCGCGAAGCTGGCGCCGCCGACGTGGACGCCATTGTAGCCGAGAACGAGGCGCTCAAGGCTCAGGTTGCTGCCGAGCGCGAGGCCAACGCCGAAGCCCTCGCCGGCGCGGTTGCTGGCGTGTCTGACGCTCCTGCTGACGCGGACATGATCGCCGCCGACGCCGAGTCGGCCCGCATTGCTGAGGTTCGGGCAAACGCCCGCGCCGTTTTTGGCACCAAGGCCCGCAGGGCGTAAGGAAGGGAATTAAGTCATGGTTACTTCGGTAGATTCATACATTGCAAAGGGCACCAAGGGCGTCGTTTCGGCCACCGCTCCGCGCATGTTCTGGCTCGACGCCGGCGGTCAGCCGACGGAGGAAAGCCACAAGATTTCGGCGGGCCAGGTTTTGAAGGCCGGTTCTGTTCTCGGCATGGTAACAGCGACTCACGAGCTGGTGCTTTGCGATCCTGCTGCTGGCGACGGCTCGGCTGTCCCCTACGCTATCCTTCCGTTCGACCTGGACACATCTGCCACAGGCACGAACGCAGCCGAGATTGTGTCGGTCATTACGTCGTCCAACCGGAAGATCAACTTCCGCGCGCTCGTCGCGCCCGCCACCTGGAACAAATACGACCTGCAAGCCGCACTGTCGAAGCGCGGCATTGCAACCGGCGTTCCGATCAGCTCGGGCGCTCTCTAATCAACAAGGGATCAAGATAAATGGCATACCAACGCTACACTACAACAACCATCCTGTCGATGGTGGAGGAAATGGAGCCGACACGCGGCTTCTGGACTTCGCTGGCTTTCGGCAACGCGGTGCATTTCGACACCGACACCATCGAATTTGACATTCGGCTCGGTGGCAAGCGCGTTGCGCCGTTTGTCCACCCCCTGAGCGCCGCTCCCACCATGCAGCGCCGCGGCTTCGTCACCAAGAACATGAAGCCGGCATACGTCAAGATGAAGGATTTTGTCGCCCCTACTGACGTTCTTATGCGTGGCGCAGGCGAGGGCTACAACAACCAGCAATTGTCGCCGCAGGAGCGCATGGACCGCCTGATGGCTCAACAGCTCGCGGAACACGATGAAATGCTGAGCAACCGGATCGAGTGGATGGCGGCAAAGGCTATCCTGGATGGCAAATACACCGTCACCGGCGATGGCTACCCGACAACCGTGGTTGACTTCGATCACCCCGCGGTTCTGAACGTGGCCCTGGCTGGCGCGGCGACCTGGAACAACAACACGTCGTCCCCCATTGACGACCTGGAAAACCTTGCTGTTTCGATCCGCAAGGAATCGTTCGGTGCTGTTGCCGACACTGTGGTTATGCACACATCGGCTTGGCAGTATTTCCGCAAGCACTCCGACGTGAAGGACCGCATGTCCACCCTGATTGACACGGTGAACAAGACTCACCTTGACATTGGCGTGCAGCTCGATCCGGTCGGCACTAACTACGTCGGCAAGCTGGACGGCAAGCTGGACGTGTTCGTCTATGACGACTGGCTGAACGACGACGACGGCAACAACGTGCAGATCATGCCTGTGAATACGGTTGTGGTCATGTCTCGCCGTGCGCTTGAGGGCAGCCAGTATTATGGCGCGATCCTCGATAGCCAGGCCGGCTTCCAGCCGTTGCGGATGTATTCCAAGAGCCGCAGCTCGTTCGACCCGTCGGGCGAGGAATTGCTGTCGCAGTCGGCGCCGCTGGTCGCGCCCAAGCGCGCAAACACCTGGGGCATCCTGAACGTCGCCTAACGGCTTCAACACGCGCTGCGCTGCAATAATGGGGCGCAGCGGCCAACACAAGAAGGAGGCAAGCAAATGCCATTGAAAACAGACGCCAAGGTCACTGTCAACGCTGACCAGCTCGTTACGGTCAATATCGGTCAGGTGAAAGTCGAGCCGAACGGCACGGCCAATGTCCAGGTTTCGGCTGAGGTTGCGAATATGCTGGTCCGCTACGGCGCCGCCACCGTTACCACCGCTGCCGACAACACATAAGGAGGCTGTGACATGAGGCTTGTTGCTCTCAGGACACTCAGCATTGCTGACAGTATTGCCGAGAAGGCCGGGCACCGTGTTCGGACGGTCATTGCAAACGAGAAGTTTGACGTGGCTGACGACGAGGCCGGCAGCTATATCTCGCGCAAACTTGCTCGCAAGGTGGACGCCAAGAAAGACGCGCCCGCCGAGGCCGAGGCCGCGCCTGAGAAGGCCGCGCCCAGCACAAAAAAGGCCGGCAAGTAAGGGCCGACCAATCATGCTTTCGCCCCACAACCACCTGTCCGCCGTCAAGTTTGGAGTCGCCCGTATTGGCGACCTGCGGGCCGAGCCGGTTGGGGCGGGAGCTATACAACTGACAACCACAGCCGCGGGGCTAGATATGTATGCACGAGCGGGCCTTGGCGTTCATAGGGTGATCCTCGACATTGAGGCTGTGCTGTCAGAGTTGTCGGAAACAGTCACAGAAGTTGAGGCGGTTATCGTTTCGCCTACTGAGGTTGTTTCGCGGTATTCTGCCAAGCCGCCGTTTGCGGCCACCGAGGGCGCGAAAGACCCGCAACTGTTCAAGCGCGACGTTACAACGGCGCTGGGCGCTGTTTCGCACAGATTCATTGCTGTGCGGCATACGTTTGCCGAGCGCGGCGAACACCGGCTGGCCCTGCGCTTTTCGCTCGGGAACAATGGTGATTGGGTTTCAACAATGGTCGCGGTGTTCATTGACATTGGCGACGGACTTTTTGACGGGGCGGGGGTATAGACATGGGTGTGTGCGTTATCGGCGGTGTGCTGAGCAAGCCGCAGTCTGACATGAAGCTGTTTACAATTGACTGGTCCGAGCTTCTTCGCGTTCCGATCCAGTCTGGCATTGCCATTTCAGACAAGATCAAGGCTTCGAGCTGGCAACTGGATACCGGCTCCCCAACGTCCACAATCGCGATCAACGCGCACGGCTTTGACGAGGCGAGCGGGACCGCATGGGTAACGCTTTCCGGCGGCGGGATTGACGATGTGGCGTGGGTAAACAACACGATCGACACAACAGGCGCATGCGTGAACGGGAAAAACACGCCCGCCCAGCGCCTTGTTCGTCAGATAAGGGTTCGCGTGCAAGATTGTTGAGCGCGTTCGACCAGATGGAGGCGCGCCTTGCGGCGGATTTTATGCGTCACTTCGGCAGCACGATTACCATTGTGCCGATGCGCTCGCGACCGAACAAGCCTGCCGTGTTGGATGCGTCCCGCAAGAAAGTGACGTTGTGCGGCGCGGTTTACGCCGTTCACCGCCTGTCAGATATGGACAAGAACAGCCGGATCGATCGCGCAAACAAGACAAAATCAATGTCATTCAACAACGTGTCCACAAGCGACATTAAGGTCACGGTGAACGTGTGCGATCTTGAGACGGAGCCTCGCCAGCACGATGCCGTTATTCGTGAGGGCGTCAGCCAGGCGTATGAGATTACGGATGTGCGCCGAAACGGCCAGTCGTCCATCGACCTGATTCTCAGCGAAGTGGAGGGGCCGTTCCCGGTCAGCTATTGATATGCCAATGCCGATCCGATCCCACCGCACCGACATTCGACTTGGGGTTATCGCTGCCATGACGAATGAGTCTGCGGCGCCGTGGCCGACTATGGCAGAGGATCGGGTGTTTGATTCCCGTCAAGACCCATATGTTATGGGTAAGGGACAATCAGACATGCCGTCTGCCACGGTTTACACCGACACCACAAAGCGCGTGCCTGTGTCTCAGGGTCGTCCGCCGTTTGCGAACCATCTTGAGGTAATCATTGAGCTGAGCCTTGGCGGCGGTCTTTCGCGCGAAACCGATGCGGAAATGGAGCGCGTCCTTGATCTATTTGAGGAACAGGCTTTGTTTTCGCTTTTCGATTACACGAACCCGAGCGCAAACGCGCTGGGAACTATGTTCAAGCGAGTGATTTCAGTGGAGTCAATGCGCCTCGCGAACTCCGATAGCGCCCAGCGCCTTGCTATGCGCGACCTGCTGATTGTGGTTGATTACGACCAGCGGTGCCAAGACCTGTCAACGGCGTTCCCCAAGTTTGAGCGCCTTTGGATCGATCACAAGACCGGCGGGGAAAAGACGACTCAATCGCACGACAATATTCAAACAGCGTAGGCTTGCCATTCCGGCATATCACACCTACATACTCTGCAATGCAATGAGGAAACGGCATGAAAAAGTTTCTAACTCCGGCCCAGGGCCTTCTGGTCCGCAACCACCAAGACAAGATGCGCCCTCTGCCCGAGGAAGGCGCGGAAGTGGAATTTGATACAACGTGGGCACGCAGGATGCGTGACGGTGACGTTGTTGAGTCGCAGAAGCCTCGCGCAAAGCAGTCTGCGCCCGCCAAGCAACCCGAAAAAGCAAAGAAAGAGGGCTAACAGATGCCGATTACCTTTGAGAATATCCCGAACGCCATGCGCGTCCCGCTGTTCTACGCGGAACTCACTTCCGGCGGCACACCCTTCAATTCGAGCGAGCGGCTTCTGCTGATCGGGCAAAAGCTGTCCACAGGCTCGGCTGCGGCCAACGTCCCGGTGCAAATCACCGGCAAGCAACTGGTCGAGGAAACGCTGTTCGGCGCCGGTTCCATGCTGAGCGACATGGTGAAGGCCGCCCGCAAGAACTCGCCCCTGCAAGAAATTTGGGCCTTGCCCCTGGCAGATAACGCTGCTGGCGTTGCAGCAACCGGCCAGGTGAAGCTGACAACCCTGACTCTGCCGGTAACAACCGCCACGAACCTGACGGTTTATATCGGCGGTCGGAAATACACTGTTTCGGTTACAACGACTGACACAGCAACCACGCTCGGCGCAAAATTCCTCACCGAATTTGCGGCTGACACTCAGGCCAACTTCACAGCCACAAACGCTGCCGGCGTTCTGACCATCACCGCCAAGCACAAGGGCGAGCTGGGTAATTCCATCGACCTGCGCAACGACCTTTACGGCAATGAAAGCGCGCTCTCGGGCCAGGTGACGTTTGTTGCGATGGCAGGTGGCGCAACGAACCCCGTCCTCACTACCGCGCTGGCGAACCTTGGCGACTCCGACTTCCTCTGGATTGCCAACCCCTACACTGATGCCGTGAGCATCGCTGCCATGAGCGCCTTCATGGGCGACGCCTCTGGCCGCTGGTCGCCTACATCGCAGATTTACGGCCATGTGATTTCCGCCGCCGTGAACACGGTTGCGAACCTCAGCACTCTTGGCAACGGCCTGAACGACCAACACCTGTCGATCACAGGCGTTTACAAGTCGCCCACCCCCGTTTGGGACTGGACCGCCGCGCTTGCCGCCAAGGCTGCGCTGCACCTGTCGGCGGCGCCCGAGCTGAGCCGCCCGCTTCAATTCTTGAAGCTGGAAGGCATTATGGCTCCTGCCATTCAGGATCGCTTCACGCTGACCGACAAGAACACCCTGCTTTACGACGGCATTGGCACCTACACCGTGGCGCGCGACGGGTCGGTTCAGATCGAGCGCATGATTACCACCTACAAGACGAATGTTCAGGGCACCACCGATGCCACGTTCCTCGACATTCAAACTCTTGCTCAGTCGCAGTTTGCGGTCCGGTATCTCCGCAACAAGGTTGTTTCCCGGCATGGCCGCACGGCGCTGGCGGACGACACGGCCCCGGCACAGAACGGCGTCACGCGCCCGCGCGACATTCGCAACACGCTGATCGCTGGATATGCCGAGCTGGCAGGCCTGTCGGTTGTCGAGAACCAGTCGGTGTTTGAACAAAACCTGGTTGTGGAGCGCAACGCTACCGATGCGAACCGCATTGATGTGAGTCTCCCTGTTGACGTGGTGAATCAGCTTCGCGTGATCGCTCTCGCCGGCAATATCAACCTGCAATTCGCGGCCTGATAGTCGCTAGGAAAGGACACTAGAAATGGCAAACAACTGCTGTATTTCATCCGGCGGCATCGTCCGGCTCACAATCGGCGGCAAGGTGTATCCTGTTCGCGGCTCGGTGACGGTTATGCCGTCGCCCATTGAGCGAACGGAAGGCTCCAACATCGACGGCTCGATCTACACCACGTCCAAGCCGTCGCCGCAAACAATCGAGGCCACGCTGAGCGATACCTGCGGCCTGTCGATCACACAGCTTATGAGCGCGCAATGCACTGACATTACCATCGAGATGCCGGAGGTTGGCCGCACGCTGGTTCTGATCGACGGCGTAATTGCTGGGAATCCGTCTCTCAACCCCGAGACAGGCGAGATTTCCGGCATCAAATTTGTGGGCCGTTCGATGCGTGAAATTCTGGACAACGTGGTCTAAATTCGATTGAAATATCCTTTTGCTGAAAGGCTCGCAATTAAAGTTTGCGGGCCTTTCCT